ATTTGCGGGCATATAGGAGTGGGCATTGGGGTTACGATACTACCTTTCCAAATATCATTTGTAGTATTATTAGACATAAATAAATATATATTACTACCATCTGTAAAAGCACCTTCATAATATCCACCAGAAGTAGAAGGCAAATCTCCGACTAACACAATCTTAGAACCATCTGAGGTTATATAATATATTCTTGAATGATTTATATTCGTAAGTCCCACAAAAAATAAATTACTTCCTATCACAATACCTTGTCCATCTTGAAAATTTGTTACTCCATCATCTGCTCTTGTTTTTACCCAATTTGCACCATCAGTTGTATTATATATATCACTTTGATATCTACCTATCCAACTATCTCCACCCATTAACCATAACTTTCCATTATAAACAAAACTTGTTGCGGTGTCCCTTGGAGTCCATAAAGCATTACCTGTAACTAATGACCAATCTACTCCATCAGTTGATATCCATACATCATTATTTAATTTTGAAGCATCACCATCTAATCCGCCCATAAGATACATGGCACCATTATAATTTACTACTTGCGAGTATCCTCTATTTCCAAATGGAGCATTAGATTGAACTTCAGTCCAAGTATCATTGCTTGCTGATTGCCAAACATCATTTACTGTAGCCCCACCTAAAATCCAAAAATAATAATCATAAAAGTCTGTATTATAATAAATAGCACAACGCTGACTTATATCTACCCAGGGTATCCCTGTACTACTATTTTTTAAAGTATAATTAACTTTATCAGTACTTTTCCATATTTCATACCCTGCTGGTATACTAGGTTTATTCTTATATACCCACACATTACTATTCGCCCAAATAATTTTCATCTCTCCTTCCCCTATAGTTGTAAAGCTTGTTGTTCCAGTTAATAACGTCCAATCCACTTGTGGAACCACTATAACTGGTGTATATGTTGATGTTGGCTGCGCCGTTGATGTTGGCTGCGCCGTTAATGTTTGTGCAATTGATGTTTCATTCGCAGCTTCAGTTTGTGTTTCTTGTACAGGATTAAGAGTAGACGTTGGCGTTATAGTATAAGTAAATGTTTGAGAAGATGAAAATGTTGGTGTAATAGTAAATGTTGGTGTATAAACTGGAGTATTTGTTTGTGTATAAACTGGAGTATTTGTTTGTGTATATAATGTTCCTGACATTTCATTCATATCAAGTATTGTATTTGCATTAGAATTTAAATTAGAACTATACATTGAAAATGTGAATGTGTTAGATTGTGATGTAGTATATGCGATAGCTGAGCTCATATTTACTCCAGCATTTTCATCCACTACAGCCATATATCGATTTGTTGTTAATGTTGGAACTGCACATTGTTGAATGAAATTTCCTGCAAACCAATCTCCACTATTTACTGGAGTTGTAACTATTGTCATATATGGAGGTCCTACCACTATATTTTTCTTAACTAAATGTATCGGTTCTCCATAAAATAATGTTGCTGAAGCAGACATATCTGCAAATACTGAAGATGTTATTGTCACATTACAACTTGTCGTATTATTAGAATAACCATAATATATATAACCAACCATATTTCCACTTATATTTACAACAGTCCATTCTGTAAGATTTACTCCATTATATGCTGCAGTAATAACTGCACTTGGATCTGCTACACCAATATCTAAAAGTATTATTTGATTATTTGTGCTTGATCCTTGAACAGTGAATGTTAGTGAAGATGCATTTGACCAGCTTGCTCCACCAGTATTACCTTGCGCAGCAGCTTTTGTTATTGAAGTTATAGATAACATTAATATAAACAATATTAATATTTTTTTCATTGTATTTTCCTTTCAATAGACATCTTATACTGGAACTGTATAAAGTATTCCAGTATCTTTTACAAAGATTCTAAATTGAGTTCCGTTGGGAGATGTTAGAATTAATCCTTGAGAATTATCAGTAATAACAATATCTTTGTTTGTAGTAGTATTAATTAATGGCTGTAAATTTATATATGAATAACCACCAATACCGAATATTAATAATGTAGGAGTGAACGTTCCAAGCGCTACACCAGTTATTCCTGTATCAATTTTAACAATAGATTTAGGTGATTGACTATTTGAATTATCACTTTGATTTTCAATAATTTTAGTTCGTGCCATATTTCACCTATTTTAAATTATCTTGACAGAAATTTATATTACTATCAATATCTTTTGATAATTTATCATTATCAATATTCTGATCTTTCATTGTATTCTGAATTTCAGTAAGAATATCCAGAGCTTCTTTTATCAATGTCTGATTCTTTGTTTCTTTATAAACTTTTATTAAACAAAAAGCAGCGCTATTCATTTGATATAATGAATACTCTATTTTTGAATAAGTCTTAGCAATTTTAGCAGCCTCTGTATAATTAGCAACTGCTACAAATGTATTTCCTGCATCGTCAGCTTCGACTGCTACTGATTTTACAAATTTATATTTCTGAAATTGTTTTAAATCAGACCATGTTCCGGCACAAAGAATACTTGTTAAAAATAAAAATACTAAAATTCCAACAATTTTTTTCATTTATAATCTCCTTTTATATATTAAATAAGAATTATTAACACTTTTTCTAACTATTAATCTTTTTATCATACAATTCTTTTAGTTCTTTATCAAACTTATCATGACAATATTCATATAAAGAATTTAAATCTTTTCCTTTGTCTATAGCAAGTTTTATTAGTTCATTATCGAACTTATCATTACAATATCCATATAACCAATATAAATCTTCTCCTTTATTTATAGCAAGTTTTATTAGTTCTTTATCGAACTTATCATTACAATATTCATATAAAGAATTTAAATCTATTCCTTTATTTATAGCATACTTAATAGTTTCTTTATCAAACTTATCATTACAATATTCATATAACCAATATAAATCTTCTCCTTTGTCTATAGCAAGTTTTATTAGTTCTTTATCGAACTTATCATTACAATATTCATATAAAGAATATAAATTTTCTTCTTTGTCTATAGCAAGTTTAATAGTTTCACTATCGAACTTATCATGACAATATTCATATAAAGAATTTAAATCTATTCCTTTATTTATAGCATACTTAATATCATCTATTGAAAATTTGTCATGAAACTTTTCATACACTTCTTTAACATTGAATACTTTATCTAACAGTTCTTTTATTGTATACTTCATACAATTTCAATATCATCATTTTCAAATTCTAACATTATACAATTTAAATATTGTTTGACTAATGGATAAAGTTCTTTCACAACTTTTGCTGGAAGTGGGTTATCATGAACATTAAAAAACTGAGCAGAAGGCTTATGAAATAATGCATAAGGTTTATTATTTTTCATAAAATAAAATAAATCAGCTTGCTTCAAATACTCTGTTGACCATTTTGGATCTTTGACGCACCAATCAGTGCCCCTAAATAATACTGCGCAAGCTTCTGGATTCTTTACCTGAATTATTTTATATTTACCATCATCAAATATTATCTTCTGTCCTTCTTCAATTTTTCTTCTTTCTTCTTCCCCTTTTGATTCAGGAATCTTTTCTTCTTCTTTATATGGTTCTAATACTTCCGCAAGCTCTCCAAACGATTTATATTGATTAATATCTTTTTGAATATCTACTCTTTTTTTAACTTTATCAAATAATGTAAGTTTCTCTTTTACTTTATCTATATCTTCAGGAAATTTAATGATATCTTTCATAATCATATTACAAATCCACATCGAATAATCAGCTTTATCTCCAGAAGGATCTGCATTTTTAATTTGATTCAATATATCTTGCATTTGTTCTAATTTATATTTTTTTATTAAAGATCTTTCAAGATATTCTTTCTTCTTATTAAAATCAGCTTTTATAGTACTATACATTCCTAAAGTTTTCATTACACCCATGTCAACTTCATATAGTTCAAATGTAAGTTCTGGACCTTTGGCAATAACTATTCCATCATTAGAATTTGTAACAGTATAACCTAACTCTTCAAGATTACCTTGAGTGTAAGGTGATGCTGGATCTAGCAAAGGTTGTTTAATGTTTTTCGCGGATTCTTCTAAATCTTTTCTTGTAAAAAATCCAGCTTTTATATATTTTTCATTAAATTCTGATATAGGTAAATCCATAACTCGTTCCATTTCGATTGACCATAACTTAACTTCATTATCATCTTTCTTTAGCATAAAATATTCTTTACCTTCGTTATCTTTTACTCTATCAAATGCTTCTACATCTTGTATAGAACTTTTAATAATTTCAATTCCATCCTTATCAATCGTTTCTTCTTTACCTTGTTTAGGACCATCTACAAATTTTATTTTATAATCTTTGTCATCTTCATTAACCACTCTTCCAATCCAACCGTCGTTTGTCTTTACAAACTTCGCCTCAATTGAAGCCACTTCGAATTCTGGTGTTAATATTATAAAACCCTTTTTAAGTTCATTAGAGCCAATTGATTTTTCTTCATTAGTTTCGATATTCTTTGCTTTGATATATTTATTTCTTTCAGTATTGACTGTTGAAAGAACTTCATATATTGTATTATTGGAATCTTTTATTCTAATCGGTGTTTTGCTTTCACTTACTAAATTTAAAAGATTATTAAATCTACTTTGAAAATCTTCTTCAGAAAGAGCAGCTTGTAATTTATCAACTTCTTTATCGAATTTTTCCCAATCGTCAATTTCTTCTGTTTTAGACGAGTTTATTGACGCTACATTTTTAAAATAATTAATACGCTTTTCTTCTTTGCTAACTTCTTCATTAGAAGGTTTAGAACTCCCAAACCATTTAAGTATTTTCGAATTATCTTTCTTAGAAACTAAACACCATTCTTGTTTTGAAGTAGACGGATTTAATTTCTTAATTAGATGTCCATTGATTAATTCTTTATATGTATTAAATTTAATTCTACTATTTATCTTATCTTTCATTTCTAAATTTTTAAGTTGTGTTATCTCATATTGTTTATCTATATAAAAACTTTTTAATGATTCTTCTATTTTATCATAAACTTTATTTTCTTTATCTACACTTAATCTTCTTTCCATCTCGGGAAGTCCAACATTATTATCATAGTATTTTTTAAATTCATTCATATGATCTTCAGTTATCCAATTATATATAAAATCATCAGGCGGCAGACACCCTCTTTTTTCTAAATATTCTTTAATTTTATTTATCGTTGGCTTATGTTCATGCTCAATTTCAATACCAACTTCTTTTTCATTTTTATGCTGATCTTTCTCAATTTCTTCTGACTCTTCTATTTCATTTTTATCAGTCATTTTACAACTCCCATTGTTTGTCTTGCAGGTAATGGTATTAACTTTATTCCATTCTGCTGTGAGAATCCCCACAAAGAGACATCTGAAAGTCCTAAGTGAGTCCAACCTTCAGTATTCTGTTCCATACTTGTCACACCCAATCTTATCAAATCCGCACTATATTTATAAAGCATATCTTGATAAACTTGGTCTGATGTTAATCCTTCAACATTAAAATCTACCGCGTCACCCCTACTGTGATCTGAATATAATGTATATGCGTTATCATCTGGTAATCTATAACATCTCCCATCTAAATTTCCACCTACATGCCAATTATTTATTATTATAGGTTTACCATAACTATCACGAAGAAATTGCATTAATATTGGAATCTTAATATTAATAAATCTCATACCGAGATCTCCATTACCATCTCGGTTCTGCCAAAAATTCCATGCTTCTTTAGGTATAAACTCTCTACAATCAAATGATTTAATTGCATTTCCCATTTTGTTTATTCCTTATTTTGTAATATAGGATTATCCTCATCAATCTCTGCTTTTTCTTTATCAAGATTTATTTGATCTGCTACAATTTTAGCTTTCAAATCTTCTTGCTTTTTTGTAGCATCTATTTTATCTTGATTCTCTAATTTCTGTACAGGCTCAGCAGAACCTATGATAGCATCGCCAAACATAAGCCATTTCTTTGCTATCATCTTTCCAATCATTCCTTCTTTCAATGATTTATTGAAAATATCCTGATTAAATTTAGAAACATCGATTGCTTGACCAGCTTTTATAAACACTGCTTTCCCATCATTATACTTAATATCTGTATTCAGACTCTCAATGTTACTAATGTTTCTAATTAGCTTCGCCATTTCTTTTCTCCTCTTTTATAGTCTGTTTAGACTTTGTTTGTAGGTATATTCGAATCTTGTTTAGTAACAACTACCGGTGTTTGAATTACAACTGATGTTGGATAATTCAATTTATAATCACTAAATAACTTTTCAAGACTAATTATAACATTAGTTACATCAATCAGAAATTTCTGATTGCCAGTTTCTTTTGCTGCAAAAATAACTACTTTATTTACAATCCAAAATATAAACTTTAAATAAGTTTTCATTTCCCCGCCTCACATAGTTTTTAATTTCTGTAAAAATTCTTCACTTAACTTTTGGTATTCTTCATCTTCTTTCTTAATATATGCTACATTTATCTTTTCAATATCATCGAGTAATTCATGGTATATTGCATAATCACCGCTATCTTCCACTTTCATTGACCAAATGCTTATTCCATTTATAAATATTTCAATAGTATCAATCAACACAATATCAATCCTCTCACTCTCTATTTTATTCCAGATTACAAATTTCGACTTCATAACTTCTCCAATCATTTCAATTTATTTTTAAAATTATTTGTTGAAATGATTTTCTTTTTATTGTTTCATAATTTATAACTCATATTTTGCTGGGGTGGAATTTTCTCCACCCCAGCTTATATTCTATTAACCTAGCTTACTATGGTGGTAAGGCACAGGCCTTTCGCGTATCTACACAACATTCCCACATCCTCCTGGGCGCTAAACATTTCACCAGCTTTCGACACGTCGGAAAGATACTTTATTTCAATATCTGTCCTTACAACAAGCTTACCAACATATTCTTTAGGCGCCATGGTGTAAACTTCCGTGTCCGGTATAACTATCATATCAAACATCGGAACTCCAAAAACCTCACCTATCAAACCTGTCTTCAATGCTTGCTCTTGGATTGCCGGTGCGAATATACCGTAGCCACCTTGTCCGAGGGAAGTAGTCGAAACGTTGAAGAGTAAGAAGTCAGTAAGTCTCGATGGAGATAATGCGCATGCGCCGATAGGAAGTAGTTTCGCACGAAGAGCACCTATCGATTTTGCAATATCCATCGGTGATACTTTACCATTCTCTACTGAATTCTGGTTCGTAGGATTGTTATTAGCAGCGCTTGTATTTCCAAGAGAGATTACAGGAAGCTGATTCGTTAGACCTACACCAAACTTTATTAACGAATAGAACCTAAAATCCTCCTGAAGCTGTATGGAACCCTGAGCCCTACGTCTTGCATTATCCATTACATCAAATTTCCTGTAGCTCTGTTCTACCCATTTCACAAGGAATGTGCAATTGATAGGCGAAGTTTCTATCCTGATCCTATCCGACTTTACATCAGATATAATAGGAAGACCATTAATAGAAAGTTCTGCAGCCGGAACATCAAGATCAGCATCAAATTCAGCTGTTTCTCCATTAGTTCCAAGAGTATAGGTATCAAGTAACTGACGAGCACGTCCCTCATATATCAATTCCCTGACCATCTGTTCTCTCATCTGTGCAGCAAGTATTCCTTTACCAGCCTGAGTCTTTGAAAGTATATTAACCTTTTTAGAAGCTGTTATACCGTCAAATTTCTTCTCTTTCGTAATATCATCTATCTTGAAAGAGTCATATGCTTTTATCGATTCGAGTTTCTTTTCCATTGTTTCATCCATTTGTTTTTCCTCCATAATTAATTAAATTTACACTAATTACAGTGTAAGTCTAATTTTCAGTCTCACCACAACACCGGTGGAATCAGTCAAATAATCTTCAAGAATACCTACAGCAACACCAGAAGCAGCAGTTCCAGTGAAATATGCCGGGCCTGGAGCCCAATATATCACGTTTCCTACAGTATATGATTCAGCGTGAACTATTGCTGTATCGAGCGGACCATTGAAAACTTCAAGCAATGCATTCTTCTGAACAGCAGCGATGTATCCACCTCTATTGAAGTTCGGAAAGTCATGGCCATCACCAATCGTAGGACCGCTTGTATTTACTATTGGCTGTATCTGATTCGAATCAAGTGCAAGTCCTTCTACAGGTAATGCACCACCACCGGTTGCTCCAGTAAGATCTGCTGATCCATAAACCGTCCAAGTTATGTTTCCAGTCGTTCCGTCTTTCACTTTCTTAAGAGCTGTTCCCTGATATATCGTTTGACTTGCAGACGGAAGAAAACTTTCAGATATCGAGGAATTTTCCCATTTCATAAGTCTAATCATTCTGTTTCTCCTTTCAGTTCAAATTTTTGTTTAATACCTTTAAGCATTTTTGTAGCATCAATTCTCATTCAATTCTGGAAACTTAAAAAAATTAAGTTTGAAGTTGTTAATCTCTTCTTTGTTCTTATTCTGGTATGCTTTAAGTATTAAACTTAAGACAGTGTTTGGTGCTGTCTTTAATTCTTTCATTACTATTTTTTGTTTCGCTGCAATTGCTCTTTCCTTAGCAAAAATTATTGATTCTGCTGGCTTCTTATATGATAATATTTCTTCGTTTGAAACAAAGTCTTTATCATTGTTTCTCATATAAGTTATTACTTTTGATATCAATTTATTCTTTTCATTTATCTGACTCATAACTTCTTGATTTTTCTTTTCATCAATTTGTCTTTTCAATTCCGCAAGCTTCTCATCTGTTTTATCATCTTTATCATTATCTAAATCTTCAGTCCCTGGTTCATGAACTTCGCTATCTTCGTCTTTTGTATTTTCTTTATCATCTAATATTTTACTTAATTTATCTTGTAATTTCTCATCTTCAGCAGTTAATTTTACAACTTTCGTGTTTTCTAATATATTTCTTATTTCCAATTGTAACTTCCAGGGTTCTTCATTTTTATATTTTTCTACAACTCTTAATATCATTACTAATAGTTCATCTTGCTGCGTTGCTTTAACTTCATTATCTAATTTTAATATCGATCTTAAAAATTCAATTATCAACCCCATATCATTTACTAATGCATTCGGTGCTCTGAATAATTCTTTACCATCTTTATCAATTACATATATTTCGTTAGTCTCTTTATCTTTATGAGCGATGCAACCATTGCCTAATGGTATACCTTCTGAAACATCCCATATATCTTGATCCATTTTCTCTACTACTTTTGGTTCTTTATCTGTCATTTCTATCTCTTCAATTTCTTGTGATTCTGATTTTTGATCTTTCTCTAAATTCTCCGGTTTACCTATTTGATTATCGACCATATCATCTTTTGATGATGTCTCTTCAACTTTAGTATCATCTTCACCATACAAAGCTTTTTCTATATCTTCGCTAATATCTATTCCCGCTTTTACTTGACATTCCCTGGCAAGTTCAAATTCATCTTTGAATTTTAATATTTCTTTCTCATCATTAACATTTATCAATGATGCATGTATAATGTCCAGTATGTATTGTTTACCTTGCATTTTTATTAATCTTGATTTTACTAATGACGCTGGAGCTAAACTATCTACTTTATTTTCACTTGGAACTTTTTCTGTCGGTACAATTGTTTGATTCATTAATTCATTTATTACTTTAATCTTCTCATCAATTATATCTATATCGATTCCTTGAGTAAGTTTGCTTTCATTTAAATAGTCTAACTCTTTCTTCAATTGTTTCTCATCATTCTTTGACATTAATTCTCTATACTTTTCTTCAATACTTGCATTTACTTCATCAGTCTCTTCAGTTGCAGCGATACCTTCTTTATAAAACAATATCATATATGAATCTATATTATCTATTTCAAAAAATATTTTCCAACCTTCTTGTTTAAATTTTGCTTTGCTTTCTTGTAATTTTTCTTGTTCACCTTGATATTTAATACTATATGTTTTCACTTTAAATTTATATTTTTTTGATTCAATCATCTTAGCTAATTTTATGAGATCCCTGCTGTCAAGTTCACTTTCTAAAATATTCATATCAAAATCAATTTTCTTTTCTATAATATCATAAGCTTTTTGCTGTTCATCTAATTTCTCTTCTTGCGTTTTCGCTGCATCTAATTTATCTTTTTCAGCAATCATATCTTCTAATTGTGTAGTAATACTTTCTTTAGTTCCTTCAAGTTTTATTTCGTCGTTAACATAAACTTTTACTTTTCCTTCTTCATCAAATACTACTTTTGCATTTTTGCCGAAAACATGTGATGCTTTTGATTGTAAGTCGTCAGAACCAGACGATTCTAAATTTTTTTGCGCTTCTTTATATTTTTTTATTTGTTCTTCTAATTTTTCTTTTTCAAGTTTCGCTTTTTCTAATTTGTTTTTAAGATGTTCTAACTTTTCATCAGAAGCTCGTAATTCTCCGGTTTCTGAATCTATCAATTCATTCTCAATCCATTGTTCAATATCAAATTCATTGCCGATTACTGATTCAAGATAATGTTTGAATCTTTGTATATCAAGTAAAGATAACGCCATTTCTTTAAAATTTTTATTCTTCTTATATATAACTTTTGCTTCATCAATTATCTCTTCTTTCAATTCGTTCTCTTCATCTTCGTAAGATCCTTTTACTTTTTCAGTCAAATTATATACATCGCATGCAGGTATAATTGTACCATCACCAAATTCTATTGTAACATAATGTGGTCCATCTCTTTTTTTTGTACCATCTTCGTTGTATTCTACATCTTCTACATCAATTTCAGTTACTGTAGCTTCTTGACCGTCATGAGATTTAGCTATGCTTTCTAACTCATCCCAATCACCGTCTTGAAAATCAAATATAACTATATCACCTTTATTAATTTTTTTATCAATATTCCCTTTTACTTTACTATTCTCTGGTAAACCTTCTTTATTTAATTGCGCAATATCATTCATTCTACCTTCTTCATTTAAATCTTTCAAAGGTTTCTCTTTTGAATGCATTTTTATTTCTTTCAACATTAATTCGTATTTCGGCCTACGGAAGTCATCTTTACTTATTTTACTTAAAAATAATTCAAGCTTTTCTTTAAGTAATTCATCATTGTTAGATTCTTTAGGCTTAGGATTATCATTTTTCAAGCGTTGTTCAGTCTTATCTGGACCTGATTCTAAACCTTTTTTATCTTTCTTCGAAGCGTCAATATCTTCTGGAATTTCATCATTCAATTCAATCTTCCACATACCATCTTTATATACCATTATCTTATCTTTATTAGATATTAATTCATCATATACTTTTTTAATTTTTGGTTCATTTATATCATAATTTTTAGCAATTAGTTCAGCGTATTCATTTGATGAATATTCTTTATCTTTATCAAGAATATGAACAAAATCGAAAACTGGTTCAGAAGCTTTAATCTTCGATTTGATTATACCTATCTTCATGAAATCAAGCATTTTTATCCTCCATTTTTAAAATCCGAAACGTTTTAAATAAAGTTCTTTTATGTTTTCAATTGTCATAGAATATGTTAAAAGTTTCTCTACATCTTTCTCAGCAATTAATACATTATATTTCTGTAAATCAGTATTATCAAAACCATACTTCAAAAGCTCTGAAGATTTAATCAAATGTTCTTTGCTTTCATTATCTAATTTCTGTACAGCATTGGCGAATATCTTTATTCTTAATTGTGCAGCAATAGTAGTAGGCCACTTACCAGTATTTTTATATTTTAACCAAACTCTAAAATTTTCTTTACCACCTAATATATCTTCGTTAGCTTCGAGATCTTTTTGATAAATTTCTTCGAGAGACATAGAAGCATGAATTCCCATCGTATCATTAAAACAATATGCTACTACAGCATCTTCTCTTGTTTGACCATCTTCAGCTTTAATCTTGTCGTTTTCTAAATTAGCGTTTATACAACTATTAAATTTATCTTTTTCACTTGATGCTTCAATTCTTTCTTTACTTGCTACAACTTTGAAACCGAATACATCAGATATTGATTTAATGTTCGCTACAAATTTTTCATTACCATACCATATTGACATTAAATATTCTTCACCTTCAGTTTGTATTGTTGCAAGCATTCTACGTTTAAAAGTATCAGATATTGCATATTCTTTATATGATATTCCACCTTCAAGTTTTTCATCTTCTTCTAATTTATCTACTGGTTTATTAAGTAAATCTCCCCAAATTCCTTGTATCGATTGTTTGAATAAAGGAATACCATTCTTCATTACTAGCCAGAATTTATTTCCATTCAAATCAATTACATGTGCATTAAGAGATTGTTCAATTAATTTGCCGGCTTTAATTAACGATGCTTTTATATCTTTTATTTCCATACTTGTCATACGTTGAGTTATATATTGTCCAAGTTCTTTTTCATATATTGGTTCTTTTATTTCTTTAATAAGTTTAGCAATCAATTCATTATTTTTTTCTGTATTATCTAATGCTTCAATTACTTTTATAAACTCAAGTGCCGTCATATTACTCATAACTTCTTTCGCTGTTTTTTCTTTCTTAGGCTCTTCTTTCTTTTCTTCTACATCTTTCGCAATAACATTTGTAACAATTGCATTCTTGTCTGCGGGATTTTCTACCATACCAGCACCGACGAATGTTAAATCCCTATCTATTCTATATATATAAAAATCCGAACCATCAGCAGCTTTAATTTTCGCATTCATATAATCTCTAACATCTCCGCACGGTTCCGAAAAAGGAAATTTAGATTTGCAATATGGACATTCTGCATTTTCCGCAAACGCTTCCATAGACATTTGATTCAATTCATTATTTTCAATTCTTGAAATTATTCTATTATAAAAATTTTGATCTGCAGTAGACCCGCCAGCAGGACATTTTTTATCAATACTACATATAATATCTACATAATCTTTTCCTTCTTTATTTTCTATAAATTCAACTGCTATGATTTTTCCAATTACAATATTTGTATCATGATTATAATCTACTATTTTTCCAACGAAAGATTTATAAGCTTCTTTTGTAGTGTCATTAAATTGTCTGGATTTAATAACTTCTTCCCTTGGTAAGTAATCACCATTTCCATTTGCTTCATCGCATGTTATAATTCTTGATCTTAAATATATATATCTATCAGTATCAACATTTTTCACCGAAGCTTGAATATTAGATAAAGGCATTATCTCTGTTTTACATTTTGAGCCAAATATAATCATTTATTTATCCTCCTTCAAATTCAAATGTTCAAAAAACATTCCTGCCATGTTATAACATTTTTTCTTTGTTATTGATATCATTGTATTTAATTGTCTATCATCTATAGGACTTGCCTTTAACATATCAAGCACATCACCCATTAAAGTTTCAAAACCTTTTAATATAAACATTTCTGACTCATTCTGAGGTACAAGTTTATCTGGCATAATCATCTCCTCTTTGTTATATATTAAATAGAAAAAGTAAACTATAGAACTATTTTATTCTTTTGTCATATAATTCTTTCAGTTCTTTATCGAACTTATTACTACAATATTCATATAACCAATTTAAATCTTCTCCTTTATTTATAGCAAGTTTAATAGTTTCACTATCGAACTTATCATGACAATATTCATATAAAAAATTTAAAATTTTTCCTTTGTCTATAGCAAGTTTAATAGTTTCACTATCGAACTTATCGTGACAATATTCATACAAACAATCTAAATATTCTTCTTTATCTATAGCAAGTTTAATAGTTTCACTATCGAACTTATCATAACAATATCCATATAAAGAATTTAAATCTTTTCCTTTATTTATAGCAAGTTTTATTAGTTCTTTATCGAACTTATCATGACAATATTTATATAACCAATATAAATTTTCTCCTTTGTCTATAACAAATTTAATAGTTTCACTATCAAGCTTATCATTACAATATCCATATAAAGAATTTAAATCTTTTCCTTTGTCTATAGCAAGTTTTATTAGTTCTTTATCGAACTTATCACGACAATATTTATATAACCAATATAAATCTTCTCCTTTATTTATAGCAAGTTTTATTAGTTCTTTATCGAACTTATCATAACAACATTCATATAACCAATCTAAATCTTCTCCTTTATCTATAACAAATTTAATATCATCTATTGAAAATTTGTCATGAAACTTTTCATACACTTCTTTAACATTGAATACTTTATCTAACAATTCTTTTATTGTATACTTCATTCGTTTCCTCTATTTAAAGGATTATATCTTGGATCATTAGCTTTGGATAATGCACTACTTATATTTGATATTGATACAATTCTTTTAATATCATTCTGTGCAAGAAGATTTAAAGTAAAATGTTGCGTTACAGATACTCCTCTAATAGGTTTCGTAATTTCGACTTGATTTATTTCATATCTTTCACCTTCAAGTTCTGTTATCATCAAATCTCCACTTCTAAGTATAGGCGACGATGCCGTTATCGACCAACAATCGAATGTTTGTAGTACTTTCAATCCATATATATTACCTTGAAAATTCTTGGCTGGTTTTGTATTAAAACTCATAAACATTTCTATTGGATAATAATATCCGCCTAAGACCCCTGTGCCGAAACATAATGAACAATTTGTACGACCTTGAAATTGATTGTCTGCGTCTGTTGGATTTCCACATGTACATGGAATCCCCCAAGGTGCATCAGTTCCCCACCTTCTCATATATATCAATACTTTTGAACCAGAATTTTGTAATATAAATTTCATATCAGTCTGAATTCTTGATAATACATCTTTCATAGTTTCTTGAATATTTTCAGTTTCCGGAAATGCATCTGATGGTTCGATAGGAGATATAATAGAATTTCTAAAATCTGATTCTATTTGATTCGAGCTTGTCCAAGGTTCATCATTTATAAATGTTTCAATTCCATTTACTACTTCGCTAACCCAAAAATACTCAATCATATTCTGTGGAAAGTAAGGAAGTTTGAATTGGAAAGAAGTTGTTTGAATGATAGTATTATTCATTTTTAACATAGATAAGGGATTATAAGATAAATATACATTATATCCATCACCATTTGTATAATTAACATATTTTTCTATATCCCACTCAATATTTATAGCACTATAATTACCAACAAACACTCCTCCATAATTCGGGCTCGTTATCTTCTTTACACCATTAATGTTCACTACAGTTTTATCCAATTTAAGAATCATTTTCTACTCCCGAACAATCCATGTCGAAAACTTTATCAAGTAGTTCTCTTATTGTATACTTCATTATGATCTCCTTTTATTAAATAGGAATATTTATCTTTGATTCCTTGACATCATTCCACCTCTACTACCTGCAAACGGAATAGAACTTGTAGTTGTAGATGTATTTATAAAATCAAAATATTTAGAAGTTGCGAACACACATTGCACGTCTGAAAATACGAAATCATCATGGTCATCGTCTGGAGCTTCAATTCTTTCGCTTGTTCCTGTTATTTTTCTTTGCAATATAGTCCATTGAATATAACTTTTATACATGTCTGGACTAACTAATATTTTACCATCATTTCCAAATATTTTTGGGTATTTAACTTTTCCAAGTGTCAACAATGAACTAAAATTATCAAGCATTGCTTGTCTATTATTTTTGCCTGATATTGGATCTTTCATTGCATAAGTTATTCCTTCGCAGCTTATTCCATCACGTTTTAACATATCTAAAAATGCTATTGCTGTATTTGAAAAATCTATATATCCAAACTTAGGTCTAAATCTTTTAAGCGCTGCAAGTATTTCTTGATATTCTTCTAATGGTGTCAATTGCCAAGCTTGACAATAAACTTTTTGTAGTTCTCCATTAAACAATCTCCATATCGATAGTGCAGTATCGTCTAATCCATCTCTATCTAATCTCATTGTGCCTGACGCAGTATCTAATCCAAAGAAAAATAGACCAACATTATCTGTTTCTGTTAATTCTTTATGTGTACCACTTTTTAATAACTCTTGCTGCGCTCTTGATAAATACTGTCCAACTTGTTCTTGCCATATTAATTGATATTGAGTTATGAAGTCTATTTCAGATAATTTACCACCTTTGCCCAACTTATGTGCCATATCGCCGAAAATCTGCAACTTAATCGACCAAGGCATCAAAGAAACTACTGATTGAGGATATTCTATACCTTTATATTTAATAATGCCTGATTGTTTTAATATATCACAATGTAACCAGTCGCTTGCTATTACAATATCATCTGGTGATAAGCATGACTCTCTAAAATTATTTTTATATAATGCTACACCTGCTTTTATTAATTGTCTACGTTTAAAACTTCCTAACATAGGTATTATCTTATTTGACAACGCTGAATCACTGATGCGGTGGCACTCTTCACAATATATCCCCATAAAGTGCTGTCCCTCAATTTCAGCGTATTCATTTGCAGAATCGGCATTTATTGTAGAACCATTTTTAAATTGTATTCGAGTTGTTGAAGAAGATTTATTATCAATTAATTTTATTTTACCATCTATTTCCATTATTTGTTCTAAATCATTTTTTGCCTGAGTAAATTTAGGAGCAAATATTCCCCATCTTGAGTTAGGTATAGATCTACATATATCATGTAAAGATAATCCTACAGAGAATGTTTTACCACCGCCACGACATTGAATCACATTAACAAAATGATTCAAAGGGTTAGTTATTGCATCATAAACATTTCTTTGATTATTATATATTTTAACACCATACAATTCCTCAAGTTGTTCATAATATCCAGTGGTAAGTAACTTGAGTCCCTGCATCGAAATTGATTGATCAACTAAATGATGCATAATAGACCTCTATTCTATTAGAATCTTAATTTTACTCTTTTCTCATATAATATCCACATTTCTTCATCAAAATATGCTCTTTCAAATATAGATAAATCATGTAAATTACGAGTAAGGTATAAATGTTCTATTGCATATTTTACTAATTCTTTGTTCCATAATTGTCTTTTATTAATTAACCATTCTATATTTTTCCCACTATCAATAATAGATTTAATATTTTGCTCATTAAGTTTTGAATGTAGAAAATATATTAACCAATAGAAATCATCAGAATTATCTTTCTTAATAGCATATTCGATATCTTCATTAGTAAAATAATCATGGAATCTTTTATATACATCTTCCACTTTAAAAGCTTTATCTAAAAGTTCTTTAATTGTATACTTCATGCTATGCTGTAGCGAGGCTTATACTTATATCTTTTAATGTATGAAAGAAAGATTTAAAATTATTTGCAATTTTATCAAGTATTGATTCATTGTCTTTCATTATTTCTTGCTCTTCAATTGCTGATGCTTGAATTTCTACTTCGGACATCGAAGCTTCCATTGTAAATACTTTTATTTCTTTTAAATTCTCTGTGTATTTGCCAAGCTCTTTCTGAACTTCTTTCAATTCTGCATTCAATCCTTTGATTTTTTCTTTTATAGCATCTATTTTTGTTTGCTCTTTTTCGTCATATACTTTATTTATTGCATTCAACTTTTCAATTACTCCTAAATATAAATCTTCAGATAATTTCACTACATTGTTTACTCTTTGAACGTCGGCAGCAGAGTGATATATATCTTTCAATATTGATTCACTTTTACGGGATTTTTCAGTTATAGGGTTTTCATATTTTTCTTTTAATTTAGAAAGTTCTTCTTCATATTTGGAATTTAATTTTGTTACATCATCAATTGTCTTTTTTAATTCTTTAAACTCATCCTTTATATGCTGAGGTGCTTCGATTGCTGATTCTTTCTGTTCTGGTGTTATATCTTTCGGACGATTTTTGTATTCTTTAAATTCTACATTTTCCATATTAGTAGGTAATTTAGAAGTGTCTTGCTCTTTCTTAACTTCTTCCTTAACTTTCGGAGCTGCAGTTATATTCAAATTGCCTTTAAAATTATATGATTCATTTCTTATATCAGACAAAGTATTTTCCAAATTTTCAATATCTTTCATATATTCTTTTCTTTTAGAAACATCTTTTGAATTATCGAAAAGATGTTTAGCTTCTTTTATTTCGTCTTTCAATTTTGCAATGTTGTCTTTATATAATTGTTTAATTGCTAATTGATGTTCAGTGAGAGGTTTTTTATCTGATAACGATTCTATATTAGACTCTTTTTTTTTAAGTTCTGATTGTAATTTCTTTTCCATTATATCAGTCTTTAGTTCGTTTATTTCTGCTTCAAGTTTATCGGTATCTTTCTTCGAAGCGTCTACTATATCTGCTGCATCAATACTTCTGATAGTAGCTTTCTTAGTTTTAGCATCTACATCTACTATTCCAATTATAGCATATGATTTCTTTCCAACATCTATCCAGCCAGCATCAAAAGTTATACCATAAGTTCCTTCTTCGATTCCTTCTTTCGACACACATTCTTCATCGAAAGTAATAGAATCTATAAAGTGTGATATCTGTTCATCAGTAATTCCTTCACATACTTCTCTCACTTCATTAATAAAATTTTTTGAAACTTTACACATATTAAAAGCTTTTTGAATATCACTTGGAAGTTCTTCGAACGTTAAATAATCAGTTTCTTTATCTTTAGATGCATTTATCAATTTATTATATTCTTCTGTACTAAATGTTTTCCCACATTTTTCACAATGCAATGGTTCTTTCTTATCATCAATAGTAAAATCTTCGCATATCGGACATACAAGTTTGTTATCATAATTCTTATTTATCTCTTCTTCGATCGCGTCGATTTCTAATTCTTTTTTAGCTTTATCTATATCGGCTTGCATCTTTTCATCTTTCTGTTTCGCAGTCATTTCCTCTTTCTCTTTTGCAAATTTACCTAACCCTAACTCTCTTTCCTCTTCTTCGGTTAAATCTACAATGCCTGATTCAGCATCTATACTCGCTTCAGTTTTCTCTTTCTTTTCTGATTTTAATTTCTTTATTTCTTGTTTCTTGTCTTCGATTTCTTTCTTAACTTCATCTTTGTCTT